TCGCGACGCGTGCCGGCCCGGAGACGCGCGAGGCGGCGCTGCGGGCGTCGGTCGCGCAGGCAGTGTCCGACCGGCCGATCGACGTCGACGCGGTGCTGCGCCGTGATGCGCGGCGCGCAGGCGAGGCGGCGAACGTCCCGCCGGACGCGCGGCCGCTCACCGATCCCGACGCGGTGCGCTACGTCGACGAGACGCTCGCACGTGGCGAGTCTGCAGCGGACGCGGCCGTGACCCAGCAGATCGCGGACCTCGAAGCCGAGGTGCGCTCGCTGGAGGCCGAGGCGAAAGCCGACGGGGACGCCGACGTGTTCCCGGCCGATCTGCGCGAGGAACTCGACGCAGCCGATCAGGCGGCCGCCGAGGCGTCGCTGATGGATCGCGCCGGCCGGATGCTCGCTGCGTGCGCCATGAGGTTCGGAACGTGAACGCTATCCCCAAGGACTGCGTCGGGCGGGTCGCGAAGGCGCTCGGCGACAAGGCGACCCCGCAGCAGTTGCGGCTCATCGTCGATAACCTGGAGAACACGGCGCGGCAGATCCAGCGCGAGGGCGGCAGCCCGACGAATGCGCTTGCTGCGGCCGCGAACCGACAGGCACAGCAGGCGCAACTCGCCGCGCTCATCACGAAGCGGAATGCGCAGCTGAACGCGGTCCGGTTCCGCGTGCTGTCCGACTACATCGGCAAGAACTGGAAGGGCATGGAGGCCGAGGGCCTGCGTGCGCTGCTCACCGGTTCGATCCGCGCGAAGGCGGGCGCGCGCGCGTCGGCGGCGCTCGAACAGCGCGTGCTGGAGAACACCTACCTCGCCAGCCTGACGACGGAACTTGAGCGCGGCAACCTGCTCGACGCGTTCCGCACGGGCTCGATCGACCGGGACGTCGCGCGTGCGCTGTGGCAGTTGAACTCGCCGAGCGCGAATCTCGCCGGCATCCCGCGCGAGGCGGCCGACGTGGCGCGCGCGATCCATCGGGTGCAGGAAGCAGCGCGCGCAGACGCGAACGCGGCCGGTGCGTGGATCGGCAAGCTCGAAGGCTGGATCGTCTCGCAGTCGCACGACGCGGTGCGGCTGATGAACGCCGGATTCGACGCGTGGCGCGCGACGATCGAACCGCGGCTCGACTGGGCGCGCATCGAAGCGGAGCGTGGACCGATCGCGGATCGCACGAAGTGGCTCGCCGAGACGTACCAGAACATCGCGAGCGGCGTGCACCTGACGGCGCGCGGCGCATCGAAGACGGACGGTTTCAAGGGCCCGGGCAATCTCGCGAAGCGGATGAGCGAAGAGCGCGTACTGCACTTCCGCGATGCGGACGCGTGGGCCGACTATAACGAGCAGTTCGGCCGCGGCAACCTTCGCGAGGCGGTGTTCGGCGGGCTGCGCGGATCGGCGCGGAATACGGGCCTGATGCGCGTGTTCGGGCCGAATCCCGAGGCGATGTTTAATCGCCTGACGTCCGACCTTCGCGAGCAGATCCGGCGCAGCGGCGACCCGAAGGCGGCGCGCAAGTTCGACGAGGCCGTGAACGGCTGGCTCGGAAATCGCGTGAAGGAAGTAACGGGCGAGGTGAATCGGCCCGTGAACGCGACGCTCGCGCGGTACGCGGCGAACGCGCGCGCGTGGCAGTCGATGGCGAAGCTCGGCGGCGCCGTGATCTCGTCGGTCTCCGACCTAGCGACGTACGCGAGCGAACTGTCGTATCAGGGCCGCGGGTTCCTGTCGGGCATCGGCGAGGCGGTTGGCGGCGTCGTCGAAGGGCGCCCGGCCGGCGAACGCAAAGAGATCCTCTCAAGCCTCGGCGTGTTCTTCGACTCGCTCGTCGGCGACATCACGCGGCAGGGCTCGCTCGACGAGTCGATGGGCGGCCACACGTCGCGCGCGCTGCAGCACTTCTTCAAGTGGAACCTGCTCGAATGGTGGACGGACTCGCTCCGCTCCAGCGCGGGTCTGTCGATGTCGCATCACCTGGCGCAGCAGGCCGGCAAGGGGTTCGCGGATCTCGCGCCCGAACTGCAGCGGACGCTCGGCATGTTCGAGATCGACGCCGCGACGTGGGACCGGATGCGCGCCGCGGGCGTGAAGACAGCGCACGACGGCGTCCCGTTCATGGTGCCGGACGGTCTCACCGCGGCGGATGCGCAGAAGCTGCGGCGCTACGTCGTCGACCGCTCCGAGCAGGCGGTGCTGAATCCGGACGCGGACGCACGCGCCATGGTGCGGCAAGGCTCACGCGCCGGCACGGCGACCGGCGAACTCTGGCGCATGGTCGCGCAGTTCAAGGGCTTCCCGGTCGCGTTCACGCGGCAGATTCTCGGCCGCGAGGTGTACGGGCGCGAGGGCCTGCCGGGCACGGTCAAGGGACTCTCGCAGGTGATCGTCGCGACGACGGTCCTCGGCTACGCGGCCATGGTCGTCAAGGACATGCTCAAGGGCCGCACGCCGCGCGATCCGTCCGACCCGAAGACGATTGCCGCGGCGATGGTTCAGGGCGGCGGCGCCGGGCTCTACGGCGACTTTCTGTTCGGCCAGTACAGCCGCAGCGGGAACAAGCCGCTCGAATCGGCCGCGGGCCCCGTACTCGGCACCGGTGCCGAAGTCATCAATCTGTGGCTCAAGGCGAAGGAAGGCGACGCGGACGCCGGCGACGCGCTGCGCCTGGCGGTGAATAACACCCCGTTCGCGAACCTGTTCTATACCCGGATCGCGCTCGACTACCTGTTTCTCTACGACGTGCAGGAAGCGATCTCGCCCGGAACGCTGCGGCGGATGGAGCAGCGCGTTCAGAAGGACAACGGCCAGACGCTCCTATGGTCGCCGGCGAATGACCGGCTGCAGCCGTTCACGCGTTGATTCCGTAACCATCATTGCACACCGTCGCCGGCGGAGGGCCTCATGACGATCGAAGCTGCCGCGTCCGAAATCTCGTATAGCTGCGACGGCGTCACGACGTCCTTCGCGATCACTTTTCCGTTCGACACGTCGGCGGATCTGAAAGTGATCCTCACGGACTCGGGCGGCAATGCGGCCGTGCTCGGCTCCGGCTTCTCCGTTAGCGGCGGCGGCGGTTCGACCGGTACGCTCACGACGTCGACCGCCTACGCGGCGGGCTACACGATCACGGTACTCGACGATCCGGAGCGCACGCAGACAGCGGACTACACAGATAACGATTCGTTTCCGGCCGACGTGCACGAGGCCGCCCTCGACCGCGGAACGCGGCTTTCGAAGCGGCTGTACCAGCTGATCAAGCAGTGCCTCCGCGTCAGCGACGGCGATCCCTCGCGTGACTCCGGGATGCAGTTGCCGACGGTCGCGAGTCGCAAGGGTAAGTTCCTGCGGTTCAACTCGTCGACCGGCGCCATCGAAGTCGCGGACGTTTCAACGACCGTCGGCGCGATCTCGCAGTCGATCATCGGCGATCTGCTGTATCCGCAGACGCTTGCGGAAGCGCAGGCGCTCGTGACGCCGACGTCGACCTACCTGCTGTACTTCGACGTCGGTCGGTACGGTGCGCTCGGTGACGGCTCAACGCCGGACACGACCGCCGTGCAGAACGCGTTGAATGCCGCTCGGTACGGCTATTCGCGCGTGCACTTTCCGAGCCGCAACCGCAATGGTCAGACGATCTATCTCGTCGGGAAGCTCACGGTCTACGCGGGCACGTACGTCACTGCCGATCCAGGTGTGATCGTGCGCTCAACGATCACCACGGGAACCGACCACGTATTCGAGTGCATCAGCACGCTGGGCACCGGAACGGCGCTTACGGCGAACGCCGCGAAGCGCGACACGTCGGTTGCAGTCACCAGTGCAGCCGGACTCTCTGTCGGGCAGATCGTTTGCATCCGCGACAACACCTACAAATGGAGCACGAACGCCCGCAATCTCGAATTCAACGAGATCATTGACATCACGAGTCTGACGATCACGCTGAAGAATCGGCTGATCGGGACGTATCTCACAGCGAATGCATCCGAGCTCGTTCCGCTGACGACTGCCGCAAGGGGCATCACCTTTGAGAATGTGTTCGTTGACGTGCCGACGACAAAGGACGGCGGTGCGTTCTACTTTCAAGACGCGTACGGCTGTGAACTGATCAACTGCGGAAGCTCGGGCCAGAAGGGTCAGGCCGGTTTCACGGCATGGCGCAGCGCGTATATCCGGGTCCGCGGCGGCGTGTACCAGAACGGCCAGTCGCAGAGCACTCCGGGCTACGGCTACGGAGGAACGTTCTCTCAGTCGTCGCATCACTGCGTCGCCTACGGCGTGCAGTTTCGCAACGTCCGTGAATGCGCCGTGTCGCTCGGCGCGAGGTTCTGCGGATACATCGACTGCGATTCCGCGTCGAGCTACGACAATGCGTTCAACTCGCACGCGGATGGCTCGGAAGATTGTTTTTTCATCAACTGCCGGTCGAGCTACGCGCGAAGCAAGGGCTTCTATGCGGGCGGCATCACGGGACAGGCGGCGGACAAGCGCATTCGGTTCGTCAACTGTGAATCGGTGTACTCCGGCAGCTACGGCTACTTCATCGAAGGATCTGCCGGCGTCGAGCCGGAAGACATCGAAGTCATCAACTGCCGTTCGTTCCACGCGGGCGATGACACATCGACGACCTACGGCTATTACGCCTCGCGTGCCACGCGCCCTCGACTGGTCAACTTCCAGCACGACAGCGACGGGGAGACGAACCTGCGGGCGTGCGCGAAGGTCGAGATTTGCACCGACGCAAAGATCGTCGGCGGCTCGTATCGGGGCCAGTCGGGCGGATGGGGAATCATCCACGCGAATTGCACGGGCGTCACGATCGACGGCGTCGACATCTCCAGCGTCGGCAGCAACCAGAGCGTGCACGCGGAATCGACAGCATCCACGAAGGTCGTCGTTCGTAACGTGCGCGTCGACAATGACGTCGTGTTCACGAAGAACACGGGCGACCTGCATCGCGACATCACGTATTCGACGAAGTACCAGAACGCGAGCGGCGCTCAGGCGTCCGCGACCGATGGCAGCACGATCTCGCACGGGCTGGTGACAACCCCGACCAACGTACGCTGCACCGCGTCGGTGGCCGGTGAGTTCGTCAGCGTCACAGCGCTGGCTGGCTCCACGTTCACGATCGCGATCAAGAAGCACGACAACACGGCCGGCACGTCGCAGACCGTGTACTGGGAGGCTGCGGTATGAGCGGCCCCGTCGAGCGCGCTGCCGATGCAGCGGCGGTCGGGTCTATCGCCGCTGCGGGGATTTCCAAGTTGGCGCAGTGGAACCAGTACATCCAACTGGCGGCGGGGATCGTTGCCATCGTCGCGGGCCTGTTCGCGATCGCGGTGCACTGGAGGCGGCTCACCCGATGACCGAGCGCGAGCTTCAATCTGCGTTCGCCCAGCTCGTCGCGCGGCTGATCGACCAGGCGTACGCGATGGGCTACGAGATCACGCTGGGCGACGCCTACCGTGACCCGCGGCTGCACGGCGCGCTCGGCGTGAAACTCGGCTACGGCCACCCGCGCAGCGCGCACAAGCGGCGCATGGCGATCGACCTGAACCTGTTCCGGGCCGGCAAGTTCCTCGGCGACACCGAGGCGCACCGGCCGCTCGGCGAGTGGTGGAAGCAGCAGCACCCGGCCGCGCGCTGGGGCGGCGACTTCAATGACGGCAACCACTACTCGTTCGAGTACGAGGGGGTGAAGTGATGGACGTGAGCATTCCCACCGTCGAATCGGTGCTTCAGTTCGCGACCCGCTGGCCGGCGCTCCTC